CAGCGCGACCGCGTTGAACGGCTGTATCGGCGTTGCCGTGTTGACGAACAACGCGGGCGTCGGCGACAACGCACCGCTCGGCGTCTCCGCCTTCACCAGATACGTGCCGACCATGAGCGGCAGCTCAGCGATCGGCGCTGCCAGACGCTCCGCCACGTCCACCGCCGATGACCACGACACACCAGTGAGTGCCGCCGAGAACCGCACTCGATACGTAACGAATCCCTGCGCCGGATGCGGCTTCCACGTCAGCCGCAGCGTATTGCCGAGCACGGTGCCGCGCACGTCCTCCACATCGGTGGGCGGCGCGTTCAAGCCGAGCAGCACAACGTCCTGCTCGGTCCAAGCCGACGCGCGGCCGAACACGTCACGCGCGCGCACACGCACACGTCCCAAGCCTTCGCGCGTGCCGACATACTCGATGCTGCTCGTCGCAGTCTCGCCGACCGGATACCATGTCGGATCGCCTGGCAGGCGTATCTCGACCTGCGCCGAGCGAAGCCGCGCATCGCTTGGCTGCTGCCACGATATCGACAGCGCGGCGCTTGCTGATCCGCCCGACACGACGATGTATTCCTGCGCCGTCAGATTCGTCGGCCTCGGCAGCGGCCCGGTCGGCAGCGCCGAGAAGCTCGGGCTCTGCACGTTCAAGCCAAGCTCGACGCGCGCGTATTTTGTCGGGTCGTGGAACAGCGCCACGACCTCGAATATCGCCGGCTCCACCTCGGTGACGCTGATCACGCGGAACTGGCGCGGCTGCACCGTGCCGGCAGCCAGCAGCCATACAGCGTTCGCCGCCGGCGCGGCTGGCAACGCTGGCGTGATCGTCAACGTCGTATGCGTGCCAGCGCCCGTCGTGACCTGCCGCTCCAACACCTGACCTGACGGCATGGTGACGCGGACCGCGTATGTCTCACCAGGCACCAGCGTCACGGGCGCATCGAGCGTGAGCGTCGTCGTGGTGGCGGCAGCCAGACGCCCGCCCATCCGCAGCCCAGCGATCCATCGATCCGCCACCGCGATGATATCACCCGGCCGAAGATCGGCGTGATCCAGCGCCGCGCGATACGTCACGGTCTCCGTCGCCGTCTGCTCAGTGTCGAGCAGCCACCGTCCGAGACGTCGCGCCAGGCCGCGTGACGTGCAGCCAACCGCCGCGATTTCAGTCTGCCGAACGCCCCAGCGCTGGATGCCCTCGGGATTGTCAACCCACTCGATCGACGGTTTGAAACCGTTGCTCGGATCGCTCCACGTGACCTGCGCGACGGTGTGGCGTGCGGGCAGGCTCGAACCCTGGTAGGAGAACACGCCGTCGATCACGTTCGCATTCGTTACGAGTTTCACCGGATCGCCGGGCCGATCCTGCGTTGCGGTGATCCGCCCAGCACCCCAATAGATCATCCCTCGGAAGGAGGCTGCGACAGTCTGCAACGCATCCCATGCATCCGACGCGGCGACGAGCGCGCCATTGAAGGTGTAGCGCGGCTCCATCCCACCAGCGCCGTCCGGCACAAGCTCGTCGCAATACTGGGCGATCTCGTACAGCGCCCACTTGTCCACCCACTCCGGTCGGATGTGGCGGCCCAGCCCATAGCGCTCGTTCGTTAGCAGGTCGTAGAAGACCCAAGCGGGGTTGTCGGTGAACGCGGTCTTGAACGTTCCATTCCATACGCCGGCGTAAGTTCGCGTCACCGGATTGTAGTTGATCGGCACAAGGAGCGGACGGCCCCTGACGTCGTATTCGCGTCGCGGGATTGTCGAGAAATACGCAGCGTCGATCGCCAACCCGATATGCGCCGTGTCGGGATAAGACAACCGCCAGTCCAGGACCTCCGTGTAGGACGACCACCATGTTTCGTTCTGAAGAGTCGACGTCGTATCGTTATCCGGCGTTAGTCTGCGCACACGCACCTGCCACGGCGCGCCGCCAGACGGCAGATCGATACGATACTCACGCTCGTAAGGCGACGTGCATTTGTCAGCGATCGTGTCCTGTCTGACCTCCGTCCATTGGCCAGTGTTTGTTTTCGCGTCAATCGCAATGGAGACTGACGTGCCCAAGATGCTCCCGCTTGACTGATCGACGCGCGACAGCGCAGGGATGCGAATCTTCACTCGCACCGCGCTCAGCGGCGTGCTGTTGATGGTTCGCACCACAGGCGTGTCTGCGCGGACGCGGACGCCGACCGCCACTTCGGTCTCCGCCGCGTTGGCGCCTGGAAGCGGGTGCTGGTCCGGCAGGCCTGCCATGAGCGCCCATGTGACGCCCTTGAAGTTCGGCGATCCGTCCGGATTTACGAGCGGTGTGCCGTCGAAATAAATGCTCCGCGCGCCGTTCACAAGACCGACGATAGGCCCCTCGCCGAGCACGTCGATAATGCGCGCCGTCGACGTTGCGCGCAGCGTATTCGGGTCCTCGCGCGGCGTGGGCTGGCTTCCACCGCCCTTGCCTCCACCGCCGCGACCACGGATCACCGTCGTCACGTCTTGCCCCACGCCAGCACGCCGAGCTTGCCGCCAGGCGGTGTCTCGCCGTTACCCGCTGCGCCCCAGTCCTCGACGTCGATGCCGGCCGATGCGACCACCGAACCGACGCGGCACCGCCCGTAGATGATCGGCACCGGCACGCCCTCAGCCGTCGCATTCGTTGGCCCGGCCAACAGATACGACTCGCGCCGCTCAGTTGCACCGTAGTGCGGTGCCTTCGGCTGCGGTGACAGAAGCGCCGCGACGCCTGACAGCGCGAGCGCCAGACCGGCTTGCGCGAGACCGCCAGCAGTAAGCAGGCCTGGCACGACGGTCGCTCCCCACGTCAGCCCGAGCGCACCTGCGCTTGATCCTGCCGCCGCGCCGAACGGTGCCGCTGCCGCGAAGCCGACTGCGACCGCGACGAGCGTGATGCCGACGATGATCTTCGCCGCGCCTCGACCGCCGCTGCCTGCCGCTACGGGCACGATGTGCAGCGGCGCACTGCCGAGCCGGAACTCGATCTCGTCCAGACCAAGCGACTGGCCCTTGCGACGATCGCCACGGATCAGCCGCCAATGCCCGACAGACAACGCCTCGCGGAATCCGCGATATTGCGAACAGAACGCCCGCACCGCCTCGCCTGGCGTTGCCACGTCAAAGCGATGATGGCGGCCGAACCGCTTGCCGAGCGCGCCGTGCAGGTAGATGTCACGCAGCATCGGGCGACCCTACATAGCGCAGCGCGTGCGTGACGTGCCGCATCCACGGACCGAGCGGCTCCGTCCGCGACAGACGATGCGTCAGATGATGCAACACCAGTCCGTTCGCCAGAACGATGCCGCCGTGATTGGGCACGCGCGACATGACGCGCGCCAGCACAACGTCGCCGGGCTGAATCTCCTCGATGCCGATCTCCTCGAACCCAGCCTTGCCGAAGTTGTCGAGATAGAGATTCTGCAGCCGCTCCTCGTCCGACCACCAGCGATCCGCGCGCGGGAACTCCATCAGCTCGATGCCGCGCTCTTCGGCGAACCAATCGCGGATCAGCGCGTAGCAATCGCCCCGGCCATCGCTGCCGGATGGACCGTGCCGGAAGTCGCGGCCGATCAGCGGCGGCCGTGGCACTCCCGGCCCCCACCACAACACACTACCCGCGCCGCCGGAACCCACGGTCAGCACGCCCCACGGCAACGCGGTTGCGATCTGTCCGGCCATGTCCTCCGCCGATGGCCACGGATCACCGTCAGGATGTGAATGCACGATCGCTTGCACGCCAGGCCGCATCGTCTCGGCGACCGCGATCATGAAGTTCTCACGCGGGTTCTCGGCCAGGTTGTCGACCGGCACGTAGGCACCGTTCAACACCAGCCCGCACGCCTCGCGCGGATACTCCGCACGCGCGTGCGCGACGATCGCAGCGTTGACGTCTGGCCCGAACATCACCGCGCAGTCCCGATGCCAGGGAACGCGCGCGTCGGCAGGACTGCGCCGACGCCGAACCGCAGACGACAATCGCCGAGCCTCTTGCCGCACCTATCTTTCGACGCGCTGGTCGTCGGCACGCCCGCTTCGGTGAAATAGCCAGGGCCGGTGTATGGACACGTCGCGCGTGTGTAGTCGAACGCCACGCCATTCCACCGACGATAGGTGTGCGTGCAAAGGTTGCGCAGCATCTGTCGGCCGGGGATGCGTTGTCCTTCCTGTTCCAGGACCGACGCGAGTTCCCACTCGACCATCACGGGGTCTTGCCGCGTTTTGCGTTCGACGCGCCAGATGTCAGGCTCGAAGTGCGCGTTCGGATCAGCGCCCGGCTGGCCGTCCAGGAACTGCCGGAACGTGCGCAGCCGCGTCAACTCCGCGCCAATGAGATCGCCGCCGGGACCAAGCAGACTACCGACGATGCCGCCGATGTTCGAGATGCGCAGTTTCGGCCGCGGTGGCGTTCCACGACCAGACCAAGCGAAGCCCTCGGCTTCAATCGGGAACGGCTGATACTCGTAGCCCTGGAACCGAACAAGCGGTCCAAGCTCGGCGGTTGCAATCACATCTTTTGGTGGAAGAAGAGGTCCGCCGAGTTGCGTAACATTACGCTCCCATTGCGGCGCGCCAAACCTTATTGTGAAGTCCTGTGCGCCCGTTTCTGTGATGCTAGCATACAGCGCGTGCCGCGCATATGCGGTGTTGTTTTCAGCAATGGATTCGCTTCGCGAAACAAGCTGATCGCGAAGCGGCGCATTCGTTGGGATTGAATAGTTCCAGGCCGATGTGGCTATGACATTGCCAACGGTATCTATGCGCTGACGGCGGAGCTGCAACGTGCCTGTCCATCCGCCGCTCATCAATCGCGCATAGGCACCGTAGGCGATCGGCTCATTCGGGACAACAGGAATGGTGGTCGTGGCCGTGAAATGCATGCCTACGACGCCAGTAGTGCTAATGGTACCATACCAACGAATATCTACATATGGCAGGCCGTCTTCCACGCCTCGGCCCAAAATCTGTTGCGTGAGGCCGGACATGGTAAACGACACCATGCCAGTCGGCATCGTTCCTGGCGTACCTGGAACCGTTCCAACAAACCATGGGTTGGGTACCCAGTTCCTTCGCGTTCCCTCTTTTAAAAGCCCTGTCGCGGGCACAAAACGAAACACCTCGCCGACCTGTTCGGTGGCGTCGAGCGTATACAGCGTCACCAGAGAATCGGCGGATGGCTGCTGCGCTACGGATTGCACCGGCGGCATCGCTCACGCTCCAAGGTCAAACACTTCATCAAAGCGCGCCGTCAGCTCGGCAAGCGATGCACCGCGCTCGATGACCTGCCACTCCGGGCAGACAAACACGCGCGGAGATGATTCTCGCGGCGGCGTCCAGCGGAACGGTTCCACGCCTCCGCGCGCCGCGAGGAACGCCTCGATCGTGTCGATGTCCGCCGCGCCCATCGGCCCCCATGTCAGCGACCACACCTGCGGCCTGGTATTCAGACCAGCGCCCGTCCGCTGCGAATATCCATCGCCGAAGGACGCCACGATCACGCGCGGCTGAATCGTCCGCGTGGCATCGATCGTCGGCGGTCGCGGTGGCGTGAACGTAATGGCAGGCATCGCTACACCACCTGCGGGCTGGAACGCAGCATACCGCCGGCGCGCTGCTGTTCCTGGATCGCCGCGATCACGCCAGCGCGCGTCAGTCGTCCGATCTCGCGCGCGAGACGCTGCTGCTCGGTCACGTCGCTTGTGCCGCCGCCCGACACATTGACGTTGATCGTCTGGTTGATGACCGGCCCCGACTCACGCGCGCGCACGCCAAGCCGCCCTTGCGAATCGCGCGCCAGCGGCATGATAGCTTCCGGTCCGGCCTCGCCCATCAGCCCGATGCCGCGCGCGAACGGAAAGATCGTCGGCCGATCCACCACGCCGCCGCGAGCGAACGGCACCAGGCCGTCTCGATCGAACACGTTGCCCTTGGCGCTGCCGAAGATGCCGCCAATGAAACTGCTGAACGTGGCGGCCAGCGGTTCCGTGATAGAGCGGCGAATGAAGATGCGCGCGACGTCCATCGCCAGCCCTTGCAGGACTTCCGATAGCTTGCGTCCACGAACGATCGCATCCTCGAACGCGCTCTCGAACGTGAAGCCAAGCTGGCGCGTCACGTCGTTTACCTTGCCTGTCTGGTTCTCCGCCTTGTTGAGAATGTCCAGCAGCGCCTCGGCGCGCCGACTGATGATCTCGCTTGCACCCTCGATGCCGAAGCGCAGTTCCAGCAAGGGCCGCAGTTCGCCGAGACGTTCCAGCGCGTCAATGTATTTTTCGAGCGGCGTGCGCGTCTCGTCGTAGAGCCGCGAGGTCTCTGTGAGCGCCTGATTCTCCTCGCGCCGCACCTGCTGAAGATCGAACAGCGCGGCCGCAAGGCGTTCCGCTTCCTCGCGCTGCGCGCCCATGAAACCGGTCGCGCGCTCCTCGATGAACCGCGCGCGCTCGTTGCCGATCATCAGCAGATCGAACTGACGGCGCAGCGCTTCTAGGCGAGCCTCCTCTGGACTCGGGCCTGATGGCACCGGCCGTGGCCGCGCAGCCATCGAGCGATCCGGATTGAGCACGCGCTCGGCGCGCTCTTGCGCAGCCTGCTGCTGCTGCTCGACCTGCGCGAGCAGGCGTTTTGCTTCGTCCAGTTGCCGTTGCAGACTTCTCAGGCTGCTGCCGAATTGTTCCTGGTCGGCTAGCGTGCGCGCTTTGGCGAGGCGTTCTTGCGCATCGCGAACCGCGCTTTCAAGACGTTCAACCTCGCTCGCCCAGAACTCGCGCTGGTCGCGCAAACTGGGCCCTTTGATGATACGCTCAAGGGCGTTGGCAAATGCAATCAACGGCGGTGCTGCTTCCGCCGCCACCGTCCGGCCCAAGCTTTTGAATGCCTCGCCGAGCGCAGCGATCTTGTCAGAGGCCTCGTCTGCCTGCGCAATCAGATTGGCATCGATGACCGCGCCATACGCAATCGCCTGCTCGATGAACTCTTGCAGGCCCGCGCGGCCTTGCGCCAGAAGCGGAATGAACTTCTGGCCGAACCTGTCGCCGAATGCCGCTGTTGCGATAGCCGCGCGTTCAAGCGGGTCTTGGGTCGCCGCTACCGCATCGGCCACGTCGGCCAGAACGGCTTCCGTCGCGCGCAGCCTGCCAGCCGAATCAACAACGGCGATGCCGAACCGCTGAAACTCTTTGGTGGCATCCCCTTGTCCGGCTGCAGCATCGCCAATGCGGCGTGTCAGCGCCTCAAGGCCGCGCTGCATCTGCTCCGACGAAACGCCAGTCTGCCTTGCCGCGAACTGGAACGCTTGCAACGCATCAGTGCTGACGCCGGCCTGATCGGCCAGCTCGCCAAGACCGCCAACCGCATCAATCGCGCGCTTCGTAAACGCGACCAGCGCACCGGCAGACAACCCGCTGAGCACCGGCCCGAGCAGCGACAACGCGCGGCTGGCGCCCTGCGCACCTGAAACGATCCGGTTAAACGCGCGATCGCCCTGCTCGCCAAGCTGATTGATCTCGGCTTTCGCCTGCTGCGCGCCTTCAACCGACAACCGCAGCAGGAAGCGACGCACCGCGTCAGCTATCATCGCGCCGCTCCTTCGCTCGTTTCACCTGCGCTTCCGCCATTCCGTCCGCGATCGCGACCAGCAGCTCGCCCGTCACCTCGGGCGCGGCTCCGAGCGCCTGCGCGACCGCCAAGGCGGCGGCCATGTCGATCCGCACCCCTGTCATGTCCGCCGCCAGGCACGCGAACGCCGCGCGCCAGCACGCGGTCCCATCGATCGTTTCCGGCGCGTGCTCAACGTAGGGACAGCTCAGGCCGCATTCGCGTTCGAGACTGGCGCAGCCTCGGCAGTATTCCGGCCCGCCGCCGCAGTGCCATGCAGCGCGGGCCTTGAGGCGTTTCCCTCGGCCTGCACCGCCTGCAACGGATTCATGACGGACTCGAAGAAGGCGAACGCCATCTCTTCATGACTCAAGAGGACCTCGATCGCTCCCGGCGTGATGGGAACCGCTGCGCCCTCTTCATCCACCACGTTCTCCCAGGCGCGGATGCACTCTCGTCCGAGCGCCTGGATGGTGAGCATGAGCGCCACGCCACGACGCAGGTTCTCCTGCTCTGGCAGCTCTTCCTTGCCGAGCAGGTCGAGCACGCGTCTCCGTGCCGCCGCCTGCGCCGCCGCGACCATGATCGTGGTGATCGGCGCGACGCGCAGCCGAACGCCATGCGGCAGTTCAACCCACCGCTCCTTCTGCGCGAGTCTGAACATCAGGCGTAGCTCGCTACACCGTTGCGCAGCGTCACGGTCATCATGCGGCCGACGCCAGAGTCGAAGGCGCAACGGAAATCGAAGCTTGCTTCGATGCCCTGCGGTCCCTGGATCGGCGTCTTGGCAAGCGAGAGATAGGTCTCGTGCAGCGTGATGGTGAGACGACGCGTGGCGCTGATGCGGTATTCAAACTCAAGGGCAATCGCGGTGTTGTTGACCGCATCATCCAGCAGCGTGGTGTCGGCGAAGCGGCTTGTCACCTGCCCGGTCGCACGCGAGAGACCAGGATCGGCACCCTCAATCTTGAAGTCGTCGCGGATGGTGCGGACGATCTCGATGCCGTTCGAGAAGTTGAGCTGACCGCCGGTGATCTGCGCAAGCGCGTTGTTGTTGCGGCGGATGATGCCTTGCGCCTTGTTGAAGGCGGTGTAGTCGCGCGTGGTCGGGGTGCCGGCCGACGACGTGCCTGAGCGGGTCGATCCTTGCGCGATCAGGGTGACAGTGGCGGTCGCGGCGCCGGACGGCGAGAAGTCGATCTGGAACGTGTCCGCGCGCACGCCCGACGAGACGGCGTAGTTCGGCACATCTGGCATCGCCTGCTCG